TTTTTTACATCGATAGACGATAGATGATCATGAAGTAAACGAAGATCGAAGCGATCAAAGTCGCCCCGATCCCGATCACCCAAGTTAGGATCTTTTCATACATTTAGATATAGACCTCCATTCCCTTGAATTTTCGGATCAAACGATCCGCGTCTTCGTCCGAAAGTGAAACTTGATCGCCTTCCATATTGTTCGCGGTGATGAAAAAAGTTCCGACGATGACTCCGATCCGGCTCACGATCCGATTAACTGGAAGCCCTATCAAGTGACCTTCCTCGTTTACGATCATCGCGATCATCGCTCCGGATTTGTTCCGATCGATCGTGACATTTTCGATCCATCCTCCGACGATCTCTTTCATCGCTCCAAGTTCGTTCGGGATCATCTTCTTGTAAGGGATCTTATCCGGCTCCACGACGACGATCTGGATCTCGTCCGAAGTCGGATTTTCCTTCGCGTTTTGCTTTGCTTGCTTCACATACTTCGCCGCAAGCTCCAAAAGGTGTTCGTCATTGTAATTAGGCATTTTTTGAGATCTCCTTCGATATTAATTTTAATTCGTTGATATGGACTTGGATCTCTTGTAAACAAAGATCATACCATCCCGACCCGATCGTCTCCGTCCTTAACCGGACGGAAAGGTTTACTAATTGTCTTTCGATCGCTCTCTGAGACGTGCGAAGCTCTTCCAGATACAATTGATTAGGCATTTTGTAAAACCTCCTGAGAGGACTTATAAAGGTTCGTGCGAGTGTCTTTCAAAAGCTCGGATCTCAAAGCGAGGACATCCGGAAGCCAAAAAAGCGACTCCCTTTTCAGCTCCTTGATCGGCTTGATTTTATCCGCTTTGACCATCGCCGAAAGGCGGGATCTATTGATCATAAGAAGATCTTGAACTTCCTCCGATCCTAAGACATCCGAACCCACAAACGACGCGACTTGACTTCTTGACATTTCCATGATTATTTCTCTCCTTTAAATTTTGTGATCTGTTCGACGTACTCTTCTGACTCTTCATTGATCAATCTGACTTTGATTCGAGTCGGAGTGATATAATTCCGACTAACATCTTCCTTGACCGCCTTCAAACTATAATTCTTTGTATATCCAGAGCGCGGATATTTCGCCGCTTCCAAACATTGATAAAAATATAAATTCTCTCTTTTTTCCATTTTCATTTCCTCCTAATTGGAGATCCAAAGCCTAGCGGCTTTGTCTCCAAGTTGTTTTTCCTTCGTTCTTTCCGATCATGAAGCTTGCTCCGACTTTGAGAACTTCTTCTTTTTCTTCGACCTTTTTTTCTTCCATCGCCGCAAGGCATTTTTTGCAAGTTACTTCTTTTGCTCCGTATGCTTTTGTTACTCTTGATCCGCTATGTCTTACCGCTCCGCATGAAACGAAAATTCCTTTTTCTCCTTCGTAAGAATAACCCGCGTGAATTGTTCTTCCTGTTCCGACTTGCGCTAAAACTTCGATTGTTTTTTCCATTTCCAATTCCTCCCAGTGTTTTTAATGTGTTTCCCTTACCACTTCTTTATAATAACATGATTATGTACTTTTGTCCATAGTTAGATCATGTTTAGATCAAAAAGATTTGGATAAAATAATTGATAGGCTCACTTTGTTAAACTCTAAACGGTTTTCCTACAAAGACCATCCTTTCGATATCAGAAGAAAAAGATCCGGACGAATACTCCGGATCTTTTCTTGTAATTAAGAATGATTCTCAATTAAATGGAGGAAAATTTTTATGTACAAGACTAGACGGTGTTTAGTTTGTGGTACCGGCGGCGCGAATTCCTTTAATAATCTATGTTCTTTTCACTGGCAAAAGAAAATAGATGAAAATATCAAGAAGATCGCTCGAAACACAAAAAAGAAGCCTTGAAAGGCTTCTCTTTTGTTGTAATTGGATTTGGAGGAATCCACATGACATTTTGAATCATCGCTTTACCCGCTAAATTTTAGGAGGAAAATTTACAATGGTAGCCATTCCATAGTAAGTGAAAAGAAGCTGATTTTTAGTGCCGCTAATGCCATTTACTGTCGTCGGATCTGTCGGTCGAGAAATCACAAAATAAGGTCTTCAAGGCTTATCAAGCGCTTGGGGATAAGAAGCCCGATAAAAGACTTAAAGTCTTGTGATAATAGTTTGTGCGATTATGATGTTTTTAAGCTCCCAATTTTTGCACCAAATAAAAAAAATCCAAGGAGTCTTCCGGATCCTTGGATTTCTTTGATAAGAGGTGATCACATGATCACGCAAAGCATCATTCACATGGCTTTTATATTATTCGTAAGTTACGAAAGGTCTATACCCTGATTTTCTGAGATCCGCCGCGAGTGCTTCCGCGTTCTTTTGATCCTCAAAGGCTCCGACTTGTACTCGATATAGTTTTTCTGTCGGTTTATTGTTCGGCGGCGGCTGACTTGATTTTTTGAGACCTAGAAAGCGTTCAAGACCATTTATATGACCTTGAGCGACCTTTTGTCGGAAGTCTGGATCTCCTAAGAGTTTCGCGTCTGCCGCGTTGCTTATAAAAAGATTTTCGGTCAAGATCGCCTTCATTTTTGACTCGCGAAGCATATGAAAATTGGATCTTTGCTTTCCTCGATCGGTGATTCCGGATCCCATCGCTTTTAAAATTTCTTCGTGCATGACATTTTGATAAGCGATTGTCCCCGAGTTTGGAGTCGTGTAAATATGAGTTTCGAAGCCGCGAGCATCTTTCGCCGTCGCTGAATTAATATGGACGGATAGCAAGAGATCCGCTCCCCAGTTATTCGCGGCGGTCGTTCTTTCTTTCAAAGACGGATAAGTGTCGCCGGTTCTTGACATCTTGACGTCTATATTTTCATAAGCTTTTAAACCTTCCTCGATCCTTTTACAAATGTCTAACGTGATATCTTTTTCTTTTAGTCCATTACCCGAAGCGCCGCCGTCTGATCCTCCATGACCGCTATCAAGATAAAGTTTGACCAAGTTTATCATACTCCTTCCATTTTTATATTATATTTTATTGTGCTTGTCCTCTTTGTGTGCTTCTCTTTGAGCCTTTTTTTGATCTTTTTCTTTCCTCTCCGCATCGATCGCCGCTTTTGTAACTGTAAGACCTGAATAAAGTCCCGAAGAAGCGAGTCCATAGAGGATCCCCGCTAAAATGATACCGGACAAATTATTCAAAACGTCATGAGCCAAAAGAAAGGAGATCCCGATCCCGACGGCAATCGCAAGAAACGGAGTATACTTATCTTTCACCCATCCAGTCATTTTAAAAGCTTGTGTTACGCTCAAAATAATGGGAACCAAGGCGGCGGAGTAAATAGAAAAACCTGAGATAATATCCGTATTAAACAAAGAAAACACTCCTTTATTTTTTTGTTTTGATCGCGTTCTTGATCTTTTTGATCAAGGACAATTTTGCTTCTCCAAAAGTTGCGTTGATCGTATATTCTCCATTGTCGAAGATCTCTTCGACTTCTATGATCTGAGCATTTACCGAGACGACCTGATCTTTCTTGATCGATTTCGTCTGGATCGTCACGATATCGCCCAAAAACCAATCCAATTCAAAAGTTGACATCGTGTTTGGATTGTTCAAGACTTCCGCGGTGAAGCTTTCAACTTTTGGATGTTTGTTGATCTCGGATCTTCCATCGGCGATCACTTCGGAGCTTTTTTTGTACTCGGAAGAGAGGATCGCTTCCTTCCTATTAAATCCGAAGGATGTCAAGGCTTTTTTACTCGCGACCGCGGTCGTCTGATCATTCGTCCCATCATTCCAAGTCATATACGCGACGGTGATCCAGTCTTTCAAAGAGTTCTCATAAGTCGCATCTTTAATATTATTAAAATCCTCACTAAACACGACCGGAGAATTTACACTTTGCGCGATCGATCGATCTGTCGGCTTATAGGTGTCCATGACATAGCCGTCGAGAGTATCTTTGATATAGATATTCCATCCGATCGGATAGACTCCGATGTCATCTTCAAACATATTCGCGATTTCGACGATCAAGTCTCCCAAAGCTCCGGAACTCCAATCGATTGTAAGATCGATTAGATCTCCATAAGTTTTCGTCCCCGCTACCGAGAGCAAATTTTTTGTTCGAGCTGCGTTCCAAAATTTACGATCATCGTCCCTTGTCTGTGAGATCAAATTCTTCGAGACAAGGGACATCATGACCGCCGCTTGTGAGACCTGAGTGAAGGATCCGGAGTCGGTCGGATGTGCGATCCTATAATTTAACATTCCTTTTAAGGGAATGAGAGTAAAATTCCAATAATCATCGGCGACGTTTGCCGTCATGTCCTCTATGATCATAGCCTTATTTAGATCATTGTTGACAATGATGATCCGCCCGATCTGCATTTCTTCGACTCCCTGTGCTGTCCTGCTGATCGTCAATTCGCTATTTTCAAGACCATACCAAGAGGATCGATAAACAAAACTTTTAATATTTTCGATCATACCTTTCCAGACAAGATCGGTCGTAAAAACATTTACTTGTATCGTCTTCATTTAATCACCTTTAATCCACTGGAAAGCAAGTATGGATCGGGAACCAATCGCCCGCCGCCGGTGCCGTCGTTTGACTGACATTTTCAAGCGTGATCGTCCCATCGGTATCGACTACCCATCTCGCGAAGTTCTTTCCGCTTGTCGGATTTGCGAAACTATGTGATTGTAAAGGACGATATCCCGAAGGAAGAGTCCCGACTACTTTTCCGGTCGTCGTAACTCCTTTGACCGCTCCATTTAGATAAACGACTCCGCCTTTTCTTTTGTACCTTGCATTATTCGCCGCCGTCCAATCGGAGATCCCCGATCCCAAAGGAAGATTGATCCAAGGATCATTCTTGAAATCAATATCTCCGACCGCAAGGATCACCGTATCGGAAACCGCCGTCCCAGTCCAATGCCATATCCCTAAAGTTTTACTCGCTGATGTATATCGGAAAGTCAAGCTTGTATCGTCGACGTTGTTTGCTCCCATGTTGAAGTCGCCGTTTGTATTAAAAATAAATCGTTTTCCGGTCGTCGGTGTATTTTTGACATCTTGCATTCCTGTTAAAATTTCGACTTGATAATCGGATGTGACCAAGGTTCTTTCGACTATTGGATCCGGAACTATTGTCGTATTATTTAAGATGTCGTAAGCTGACTCCCCGCCGCCGACGACGATCGTCCCGCCGCCCGAAAAAGCGACTCCGATTCCTGTATTGTCGGATCCTTCTCTCGCGCTTACCATTTCATAACCGGATCCATTATCTTTTATATATCTAAGCTTTGAATTTTCGATCCGGATTTTGTCGGATTTGTGATAAGCAAAACTTCGCTTGTCTGTGATCGTCAAGATATTTGATCCGACCAAGATCGTCGCGAGTGGGATTTGTTTGATCGAGTTGTCATCCTGATAAACTGTCCCGAGGATCGTTTCGATGCTCGCTGATCGTGCCGCAAGATCCATCCGGACGACGACCGAATATACATCGCCATTGACCGGAGTCCCGATCGAAGTCGCGATCACCGCGTCATTATACACTGATCGTCCCATGACCATCGCTTTTCCGACGTCGATCGTATAAGCATAAGCCGAAGTATAAGTCACTTTTAATCCTTCGATCACTCCGTCGGATATGATCGTCGAAGTGTGAGTCGCGAAGTCGTTTGCTTCGTAAGTCCTATCTCCATTTACGGAGTTATGAAAAAAGGAATTAACCGTCATTCAAAAACGTCCTTTCTTAGATCGTATGATACATATTTCGATAAACAAAGAAGATCGTCGCTTCCGGAGTGATCAAGGTGTCGTCTCGGAAGTCGATCTCATTCTCTCCGATCTTCAAGCTGAAAAATACCGAAGAGAAATCCAAAGTGTAAAATACATTTTCGACTCCGTTCTTGATCGCCTTCTTTTTCCCGAAGGTCGTGTCGATCAATAAGGTGTCTCCGGCTTGCATTGTGAGATTTTTGAAACGGATCATTTCTCCGGTCGTTATATTTTCAATGATCGGATTGATACACGCGCCTGTGATCTGGATCGTGACCGGTGCTTCGACCTGACCTTCATTAAAAACGGTCTTGGTCGGAAGTAAAGATCCGAATTCGATCGGAGCTGACTCGGACATTTCGAAAGGGAATTCAAAGAGAGGAATCGATTGTTTGAAGGTCTCTGTGATCGTCTTGTCTGAGTACCAAAAAGGGTTATTTGCTTCGTATTGTAATTGGACTTTTTGCCAAAATTGATTTCGATTTTCGAGTCCGATCGGAAAAATAGGAGTGCTAGTGAAAATGATATCTCGATGATAAATGGATCCATCGTTCAAGGTGATCGTCATTTCTATGATCCCATTTAAGGGATTACAAATATTCGCGATCTCTTTTCGCATCGCGGCGATTTCGTCCGGAGACTTGTAAGCCGTATAAATAGCGAAAATGATTTCACCGTCAAAAGCTTCCATGTAATTTTCGACAAAAGTGTCTCCATGTTGGTTCCATGCTTTTGTCTTGATCGTGTTTGTTTCTGATCCTCCCGCAAGAGGAAACGATTCGAGCTGATATCCTGTGATCGTATAGATCCTTTCTTGTGGATCCTTAAAAGCGATTGAAGCAACCTTTAACAAAATAAGTTCACCTCGCTTCTTTTACCATTTCGCCGACATCTTTGTCATCGTGCGATTAAATACTTTGTTCGCTTCTTTGACGTCGAGCGCCTTCGGACTATTTAGATTTACTGTGATAGTATTTCCCTTTTTGAAGACTGAGTCTTTTGTGATCTTCGTTCCTTTTAATTCTGGTGCTAATGTTTTACCCATTTTCAAGACTTGACTTCGAAGCTTTTTCGGGATCTCGTTTAAAAATTGATTCATATAGTTTCCATTTTTTCGGATCATGTCAAAATATTTTTTCATAGCTCCATGATCTGAGATCGACGTTACACTGGAAGCGATGTTTTGAGAGACTTTCATTGTGACGTCCTTTACTTTTGCGATCGTATCATTAAGACCATTGACAAAGCCTTGTGCGGTGTCCCGACCGAGTTCATAAGTTACCTTGGACGGAGATCCGATCCTTAACTTGTCTTTGATGGCATTTTTTACGGTTGTCGCGATCTCATGAGCTTTATCCTTGACCTTTTGATACATGTCATTCATACCATTTACAAGTCCGCGTATGATATCGGATCCAATTGATCTCAAATTAATTCCTTTGAACCAAGAAACGGCGCGATTCCAAGCGCTTTTTATATCGCCGATCGCTTTGTCCCATTCTTTTTTAATGTTCTTTCCAATATTGCTGAGACCCTTAACGATCCAGTCCCAAGCCTTTTTAAAATCCGCGGTGTCTCTTTTCCAAGCCGCGACGATCCTCTTTGAGACTCCGGTGATGATTTTCATTAGATCGTTGAAGTCTGCCGCCGCTTTTTTCCGGATCGTCCCAAAATTTTTATAGACTAAGACTCCGATCGCTATGAGAGCGGCGAAGGCGGCGATGATCGCAAGGACTGGAAGTGTGATCGGGATCATACTCGCCGCGAGTGCTATATTTTCCGCCGTCAAAAGTGCGATCACTGGAAGTAAGGCGACGATGACTCCGGTAATAATTCCGATCCCTACGGCGACCGCGGTGATCGTTGCCGCTAACTCCGGATTTTTTGCCGCCCAATCCGCAACCTTTGCCACAAATTCCGCGACCTTAGTTAATAAAGGCGCTAATTCATTCATCATGTTAGTTAGTGCCGTATTGAGTCGGACTTGTGGATCGTCATCGATCTTCTTTTGAGATTCGATTAATTGATTATTGTTCTTTACGAGATCCCCTGTTTTTGAATTGGCACCCGCTAACGCGTCGGTGATCTTTTTTCCTTGCTCTTCCCAAAGCGTTCCAAAGAGTCGAGTCCCGATCGCGTTTCGATCATTTTCATTAGAAATTTTTCCGAGCTGCGTCGCGACTTCTCCGAAAGCGACCTTTCCGGCTTCTCCACCTTCGGCGATCGCCGTTCCCCAATTTTGAAGCTCTTTTGCTGAAATATTTGTCCCATCTATAAGAGCTTTGGTCGTCTTGTCGACTCCTTGACCGAATTCCGCAAGTCGGATCCGTCCCTCTTTAACTCCGTCTAAAAGTACGTCGATATTCCAAGATTTGGTTTCGACTCCCGCGCGGAAAATCCCTTGGATTTCTTGTGCATTGTAGCCGGCGCGCTTTAGTTGACTTCCATATTCTGACATGATATCAAGTTGATCCGGTGGAAATCCGACTTTAAGAAGAGCGTTCGTCATCGCGAGCGCGTCCTGTTGAGTGATTCCGATCGCTTGACCGAATTCATTTGACTCTTGGATCAATTCATTAAAATCGATATCCGCGTAACTTTGCGCGATCACCGCGGCGCTTTTTACGATCCTCTCATTTTGTTCGACTGTAAGATTTGTATTTAAAGCGAATTGCTTCCTTACACCCTCCAAAGCCGCTTCGCCTTCGACTCCATACGCTTCGATCCCTGTGATAATTTCCTTGATCTTACCGACCGCATCGTCTGGGACATCGAATCCGACTTTTATTTTTGTTTCAAGGTGTGCCGCTTCCATTGACTTCGAAAGGATTTCACCGATCCCCGCTCCGGCGACGGCTCCGGCGATCCCGCTCGCGATCCCGCTTCCCATATCTTTAAAAGAAAGTTTCGCTTTTTGTCCGGTTTCTTGGGCTTGTCTTTGGAAGTGTTCGAGCCGTCCTTCGGTCGCGATGATCTCTCTTTGGAATCTTCGATACTCTTCTTCGCCAATATCGCCCCGCTCGAATTGCGCTTGGACTTGACCTTGGACGCTTTTCAAACGATTTAATTTTTCGGAAGTGTTCTCGATCTGTCGGTTTAAAAGCGTTTGTCTTTGTGCTAATAGCTCCGCATTTTCTGGATTAAATTTTAGTAATCTTTGGACTTCGGAGAGTTCGCCTTGGATCGATCGGCTTTCTTGATTGACATCCTTCAAGGCATTTGTAAGACCGGTCGTCTCTCCGGATATTTCGACCGTTATTCCTTTTAATTTATCCGCCATTCGTCCCACTTCCTTTTAAAAAGAGTCGAAGTCTGCTTGCGTTGCTTTTCTTGATTTAGTTTTTGGATCTGACGTTTGTTCGATGTATTCTTCGATATAGTCCAAAGCCATCCCGATAGTCATGATATTAAGATCATGAAGAGTCAATCCGCATCGATAGCATAAAACCAAATAAAGTTCGGTGCTTATGTCACCGCCGGTCGAATCCTCTATAACTTTTTTTTTGACGACATCAAGGACGCGATCATTAATTCTTGCATTTCTGGAAAGATCTCCGCGATCGGAAATTCGTCGAAGCCTTCTAACCATTCAATAGGTTCGGGGATCGTCGGATCCGCCGTCTTTGCCATGATCCAACAAATGTTATAAAAAACCTCGAAGTCAAGGACTTCAAGGTCTTTCGAATCAAGGTCTTTTTTCTTGGATTTGCTCTTATCCAAAGGAGACATCTTCAAAATTTCTTTTAAATAGTCTCTTCCGAATTGTGCTTTGTACCTCAAAGGAGTCGCTCCGTTGCTTTTAAATCTGACCTTTTGACCGTCTATTGTGATTGTCTTTTCCATACTAGATCACCTATGCTCCGACCGGATTATATACTGTTGTATACCAAGCGTTGTAAACTAAATCCGGAGTTTCGGTTGTTGTGGATCTTTTCACGACTCCGTCCGTCGCTCTCGGTGCCGCTATGAGTGTTAATTCTTGTGTTTGCGGCTCCGCCGTCTCTGTCTTAGTAGCTGAGTTTAATCCAGTTCTTGAAACTGTACAATTATATAAACAATGTCTAACGGCTTTTTGATCTCCGTCGAATTCAAACATAAAAGCGATCTTTTTTGGTTTTGCGTTCGAGTTCTCGGTCAAAACGAGATCCGTTCCTTCCAGAACTTCCCCAAGGACATCGATCCGGAAGTCCTGAGAAATATTCGCGACTGTCAAGGTCGTTTCATATCCTTGGTTTGATACGGTTGTATAGTAAAGAATGTCGTCCGCGTAAAAATCCGCCTGATCTCCTTTTGGTTCTAACGCGATTTCGACCGCGCCTTTTAAAGCGATCGGAGTTCCGTAAGTTTGCGCGCCGTCTTCTCCTTCTGTGATCACCGCATAATGAGCATTTTTCAAACCAAAGATTACTTTATTTTCGGGCATTATATTAACCTCACTTCGTATATTTTTTGGTAGAGTGATTCTGACTCGATAAAGGTCTCGGATGTCTCGAAAGGGATCTCATGATCATTTAAGATCGTTTCGATCGTCGCTTCGGCTTCCAGATCTTTGTTATCTGTATATAGTTCAATTTGTACATTTTGGAGTTGTTTATACACTTGGTTGTCCGCTGAAAAATTCGAGGACGACGTTACCAAATAACAAACGAAAGGTGGATCCGGTACCGGATTATTTTCCGACGGTGTAAAGTGAGAATATGAAATCGGAAATCCGGATCCGTCGAGGATCGTCTTTAATTCCGAAAGGATCATCGTCGGATCGCTCCTTTTACTTTTTCGACAAAGTCTTCGATGGCAATCTCCGCCGCCGGTATAATGTGCGGATATTCTTTAGTCTCCCCGATCTTTCGTCCGCCCCTTCTAAGAGCGTGACCTTTTTCCAGAAGGTGCGTGAGTTGATAATCTGTTTTGTTATGGACGATAAACTTTTTCCCCTGTCTCTTGACTCTCCACCCTTTTCGGTAATCGTGTGTTTGATCTTCGAAAGAGTGTGCGCTTTCCTTACTGAGCGCTTTTTTCAGATCGTCCGCCGTCTCTTTAGAAAAAGTGATGATTTCGGCTTCGAGCTGTCCACTATATTGTCTTAGTGCTTCCATGATCTCGCGTCCTAAGTCATTTGAATTAGTTGACACCGGCTCTCACCTCGCAATAAATTTCAGTAAAACCATCGGTGCGGCGATATGATTTGTAGATGCTATATTTTTTAGATCCATAGTTCAAATACATTTCATCGCCGTATGAATCGGAATCAATCACAAACATTACATCCGGTTTGTGACCAAGTTGTCCGGCGGTCGCAAATTCCGCTTTGGTGATGCTTAACATAGAGCAAAAAATCACGCGCTCGGTCTCTTCTTTGACATCCTGACCGAGATCGTCTTTGGTCGTTGTGATCTGGATCAAATAACAAATGTCATCGAGTGAAATATTTTGACGGCTTCCGATATTAGGCTTCCGATATTCCATTTTGTTTATTGATCCTTTCTTGTATGATCCGATTTCTGATCCGGATCTGGATATTTGTCGCAAGCGGTGAGTCCTCGGATCTTTTCCGGTAGACCCAAGAAGCATAATCGGCGATAAGCATTTGATCGTCGGCATTTTTAAGATCCGGCTTGATCCCTCTTCTTTGAAGTTCCTTGACGGTGCCTTCCAGAAGTTTCACAAAATAGGGATCCCTCAAATTATGAAGGATCCCAAGGTCGATCTTTAATAGACTTAGGATCGTGTCCATTTAGTCCGCCTTATTTGTTTTTGCTGATCTTGCTTTGGTTGCCGCTTGTGCTTGTGCCGCTTGCTCCGCCGCTTCACTTGTGGACATTCCAGAAGTCGTTGAAGCTTGATTCGCCATTTGAGCCGCGCTTGCTTGCGCTCCGGACGCCGCCGCGTTGACATGTCCTTCAAGGTGTGATCCTGCTGACTGGACATTCGCTTGACGGATATTAATTTTTGTTGCTTCGGACTGAGCTTGCGAATTTTGAGCGACTTGTCCCGCTTGGACGGCTTCGCTTGCATTACTGTGATGTGCTTGAATCCCTGTTTGCGTTGCCGCCGCTTCCGCCGCTTTCATGGCTTCGGTCGCTTGACTTACCGGCACCGCTTTTCCATTTACAATCGTCATAGGTTCCGCCGCGTTTTGTGCGGCTTGATTCATTTGATTTTCATTTGTAGTCATTAAAATAAACCTCCCAAATATAAGTTTTTAATGGACTGGATCATAAGACCGATCCCGAAATAAAATCCAAA